CATGCGCCAGTTGTCGAACCCCCAATCGGGGATTCTCATCCCCCCACGTCTGGAGAATATAAATGAAAAAAGCCCGTACTTGCGTACAGGCTCTTCTCTGAATGATGGCGGTGAGGGGGGGATACGAACCCGCGTTTATTCCTTCGTAAACAATTGATATTAAATGATTTCAGAAAAGGATCCTTTTTCACGTGCACTACACGTGCATTTTTCTGAAAATCACACCGTTATTCGCTACCGGTTTTGATCGTCGGCCTCTACAGGTGCCCATCGTAGTCATCTGCGCAGTTACAGTTACGGGTTCGTAACCATTACAAATGGCGGTGCAACTGCCCTTGATAATGATTCTGGAGAAACTATGACCCCGGCAAAAGAGATAGGCAAATGCCTGATTACAGTGGGTGAGGATGATTATTTCTTAAGACCGTCATTTGCAAACATGATGCGAATCGGCGACCCGCAGGAGATAGTTCAGGTATTCTATGACATTCATAATGATGAGCAATCATCACTGATAAGGCGGTCTGTCGCTGCTTTTGGCGGTATTCCAACCTGGCTGGCGAGCTATCTGAGCTGCCCGCAGTCCAGTAAGCAGGTTGTATATGCGGCCATGAATGTGCTAGCGGCGTGCTGCGATGAAGATATCAGCACATTGATTGGCGAGCTGAAATCGGGAAAGTCCGGCAAGTGGCTATTCGTCTACCGTAAAGGCTTGATGCCAGTCAGTGACATGGTGCTTATCGCACAGTCACTCATCCAGCATGGAATCATCGGCAAGGCTAAGGTAATGAAACTGCAGCGCCATGAGGGTGGTCAGGCGTCATCTGAGTTCAATGCTTTCGAGTACATCAACGCAGCGCGTACGCACCTCGGGATGAGTCGCGAAGAGGCGGAGCAACTGACCATGACAGAGTTTTAGATGCTGCTTGCCGCGAAATTTCCCGAGCAGAAGGGCTTTACGAAAGAAGAGTACGATGCCGTCACTGATGACTTTCTTGAACGGCAGGCGCGTATAAGGGCCAGAGCGGCGTAATCGTGCCTGTGGATAACATGAACATGCGTTGAGTTGACACTGCGTAGTCTTTTGTGGTTGCACTAATTTATCAGCGGTAATACACTCGTATTTACCAGATTGGTAGTCATTGTAGAGAAAGCACTGACTCTCACTTTCTGAGCATGCATCAGCTAAGGCTGAGGCATTTTTTTACGCTGAATTTAGAGGTAATCCATGGGTCACGCACAGAAAAAGGCAGAGAGATTGTACATCCCGCCTCGTGACAAGAGCATCGTAGCAACTCCACGAGCGGCAATGAGTGATGGCACATCACATCAAGATCAGGTCAAAAACGCTTTCGACTTCGGCTTTGCGCGCTACGAAAAAGCCATGGAACAGCTATCTAAGGTCTAACAGATGCCTTCAATCAAAGGGGAATTTGTAGAAGGCGTTCACTATCTTAGTGTTGATGATATATCATTAATTAATCAGGTACTTATACAGGCTCAGACTCCAAGTGAGCCTGTTTGCGTTTTAAGTCACGACCTTCTTGCGTCATCTCAATCAAGGCCAAGCATAGCTCGGTGTTATCAGCAAACTGACGACATGTATTATCTTGCATCATTACTGATTGAGAGTCTTATCCAAAATCACTGCTTCGCTAACGCAAACAAAAGAACAGCAATGATGTCTGGCTACATCTTCCTGTTGTTGAATGGCTATGAACTAACTGCACCCGGAGATGACATTGTAGAGATTGCTGAGGGTTTGGCGTGCAAAGAGTATACAAGGGAAGAGCTTGAAGATTGGTTAGCATACTGGGGAAGAGAATTTGACTCTCGCTCTCTTTGTGGCAAAGGATTTAAATCCTACATGGATTTTATGCAAATCAATATTGATATAGCCTAACCAGAAGGATACCCACTTTAACAGTGGGCTTTAGCATTCATCAGCCAATTTTTGGTCCACTTCCTTTACAAGTGTTTCTACAAGACGATCAACTTCATGCCTTACGATTTCTGAACCAACCGGCATGACAATGTTATACATCCAGTCTTCGTTAGTAAGTGTTGGTTTCGGATTATCAATGAGAGCATTCAATTCAGAGTTTGCCTGAATAGCACTTTCGTTTAAATAAAGAGCATATTGCCTGTTTAGGGCGACCAAAGAGAGGATTTCAAAACCTCTCTCTGTGCGAGCTGCCTCTGCTGCTGTTGTCCCATTTTGGTTTGCTAGCCAGTAAAGCTCTCTGAATGCATTATCCTCTACTTCTCGCCTCATTTTATGCATATGATTAGCTTGTTTCTTTAGCTCCTGGACTTTAGCTTCAAGGTTATTTATTTCTCTTTTTTTTATAGATTTAAACATATGCAATCCCTAATTTAGTTAGTGGTTGAGGAAATGATTATTTGTAGATTATTCACTCAACCACAAACTGAGTGAACTCTTGCGCACTGTTGCTCAGACCAAAATCACGCAGCTCAAAAAATGATATCTTCTCTCTGTTCTGGCGGCAGCTTGGAGATGATTAACCCTATTGCCATCTTGAGCTGAACAATCTCAACCTGGGCGTCGTCCAGATTGTCGAGTGCGCACTGAAGCTGGATGCGTTTGTTGACGGTTTGCATGAGCTCTCCATGTCACTGATAGCGGAGAATACAAAATACCGTGATCGAGCATGCGAGAGCAACCGGCAGGGTGTGATGTTTGCACCACCTTGCATCCACTCCATGCTACGATTTGCCCACTGTTACTTATGGGGATAGGGATATGAAATTAGCTTTAGCTGTGATGGGATTTCTGATGTGTTCCATGGCGCATGCTGATATAGAAAGTGCTGCAAAAAACCTGAGCGACTGCGTAGCCCAGTATGCAGCCAGCCAAGTCGAAACCACCAAATCAGCTGGCAGCATTACTGATGAAGCTTTTGATAAATGTAGCGCTGAGCTTTCTGAGTATCATGATTCAATAGGCCCAGATAAAGCGCAATGGTCTGGTTTAAATGCTCAACAAAAAGAAGCTATTACAAAAATCAGGGATCAGACAACATCAAAGGTTCGCGAGAGTTTATCCTCACAAATCATCGCCTTCATCACAGAGTCGCGCAAAAGCTCTTAAGCTGATTAACTGCGGGTTTGTTGCTTCCTATTGCATCAGATCCGCTTTAGGATTATCCCCATACTTACTTATGGGGATAGGGATATGAAGAAACTGATTTGGATGCAGTGGCCGCGACATTGCTTTACGGCTGCGTGTACACCGGCACTAACTTTGATGAGTCAAAACTGGCTAATGTGCAGAAGGGTGTGACAACCAAACAGGAGGTGATCTCCTATTTTGGAAAGCCCTCAACGACAACCGTTGATTCTGATGGTAACGAGATGCTGATGTGGACCTATAGCATTGGAAGCGCTTTTGATGCGGATGCCAAGGTGCTGACAGTTAAAACACATGACGGCAAAGTCGAATCTTACGCGGTCAGCAAATCGAAAATTTAATCGCACTACCGATTACACAACCTCGCTCAGTCGGTTTTTTTTTATGCCCAGAGAATTAGATGGCCGAGAAAGTAGGCGAGATTTATTACGATGTCGATCTCGACACCGCTCAGATGATTGCTGCAAACCAAAAAGCCCGGCAGGAACTTGATAATCTCGGCGATCAAGCCAAGGGTGCCGCTGCAGGGGTTAAAACACTTGAAACTCAGATGAAGACATCTGCAGCAGCAGTTAACCAAGCCACAAAATCAGGCGGAGCTTTTCGGAGCCAGTTTCAGCAGGCAGGCTACCAGATACAAGACTTTATCGTGCAAGTTCAGGGCGGCCAGTCGGCCTTGGTTGCATTCAGTCAGCAGGGATCGCAATTAGCCGGCGCATTTGGCCCCGGCGGTGCAATCGTTGGCGCAGTCATAGCTCTTGGTAGCGTGATTGCAGGAACATTGATTACCGCATTGAATGGCGGCAAAAATGCGATGGATGCGTTAAAGGATGCTGCTGATGAGATGGATAAAGTGATAACCATTTCACAGAATGGTGTGGCTGCGCTATCAGACAAATACGCCAACCTTGCCTGAGTTAATGCGCAAGTAGCTACTTTGATGCGCAATCAGGCGCTTCTGGAATACAACCAAGCCATTGCCAAAATACCCGGAGCCATTAGCGACGCAACGGGAGCGTTCTTATCCTTTAACGATAAGGTGTCTGGAGCCTTCACTGGCGACATCCCATCGGTAATAATTTCAGCCGCGCAATGTCAGATCTGAACATCACAACTAATACTTTCAGTGATGTCATCAAGCAGGTTCCGGCTAACCGCTGGATAGAGCATCAGCAGTACTTCCGCGACATTACGCCTGACCACGGTAACAACCGCGTGTTCCACCTGTTCAATCCAAACGGGCCTTACTGATGGGCTTCCCGTCACCGGCGAAGGATTATCTGGAGCACAGCATCGACCTGAACGAGATAATGGTGTCAAGGCCGGCGGCTACCATTTTCGTTCCGACGTGCGACGGTTTGGTGCTGGTCGATAAATCGCTGAAGCCGAAAGCAGGCGATCTGATTTATTTCGAGCTATATGGTGCGTGCCATCTGGGCCGGCTAGAGCGGAGCCATATCGCATGCCAGGATGGCGAAATGCTGAAAGGCGAAGTGCTGAATGACGTGACTGTGATCGGCGTGCAGACGTGGGGAGTGATATCGGCGCGGGAGGATAACCGGCCGATAATTTAGCGACCATTCCTGATGCGCGACGTGTGGCCGGCGGAAATCATCTGGCTTTCAGCCATTAAGGACAAGCATGATGAAGCCAGAACGCATTAAAGAGTTGCCGCAGTGGATCGATCGCATCATGGAGCTGATTTACCTAATGGAAGAGATAAACCGCCACCATGAACCCGAAATATCATCAGAAGCAGCTAATGAAGTCAGGCAGCATCTGATTATTGCATTGAGGGTGTTATGAGCGGAAAAACGGAAGTGTGATGACGCCATCGAAAGCGCGAAGGTTTGAAATATTCAGTAGCAATTGGACGCAAACAGAAAAGATTCTAGCGTTAACTAAAGGCTTTTTGTTTGCATCCGAAATGCGCGTGCATTTCACGTGCACTTTTTTGTACTGCTTTTGTAGTTTCGTTGTCTCTATGTAGTCTCTGGATCCAGTCTACATGCGGGTTTGTCCGCTCAATGTCCTACTAATTATGGCGGTGAGGGGGGATTGATGAGCTTCGCTCACCCTGCGGGCAGCGTCGCAGGCTCCGCTGTCCAACTGGCATGCGCCAGTTGTCGAACCCCCATCGGGGATTCTCATCCCCCCACGTCTGGAGAATATAAAAGAAAAAAGCCCGTACTTGCGTACAGGCTCTTCTCTGAATGATGGCGGTGAGGGTGGGATTGATGTCACTCGGCACATCCCTGTGCCTCGCCCTTCGGGTGGCTTGCAGCCATGCAAAACGGCTATCCTGCCGTTTTGTCACTTCGCTCACCCTGCGGGCAGCGTCGCAGGCTCCGCTGTCCAACTGGCATGCGCCAGTTGTCGAACCCCCAATCGGGGATTCTCATCCCCCCACGCCTGGAGAATATAAAAGAAAAAAGCCCGTACTTGCGTACAGGCTCTTCTCTGAATGATGGCGGTGAGGGGGGGATTGATTCGCTTCGCTCACCCTGCGGGCAGCGTCGCAGGCTCCGCTGTCCAACTGGCATGCGCCAGTTGTCGAACCCCCAATCGGGGATTCTCATCCCCCCACGTCTGGAGAATATAAATGAAAAAAGC